TTTGTTCTGTGTGCCTACCAACTTGCCATTCTGAAAAGAAACATTGAAGTCAACATTGACTTTGTCTCCATTTGGTTTGGTTTGACCCTTTATATCTCCAGCAGCAGCACTACCACCATTCAATATCTGACCACTGAAATAACCATTGTCGCTAGTCATGACTGCTTCAAGGTCAACTGGTGTGTCTGCTGTGCCTGGATTGTTAATTGTTATTGTGTTATCTCCATTATTTTGTGCTGTTACTGTGTCCGTGCCATAGATAAATGGGTCGTAACAAACAAAAGTCAGACTGCCACCAGACACAATGCCATTGATTGGGGGTAGATTTTGTGAATCGCCACCAGCTGGCACTGCCATGTAATACTTGTCTGGATCATTGCCCAAAATCAATTGAGCTGGCTGATTATTGCTACTGCCTAATGCACCTGCCAGGTCGTGTTTATAGCTTTGATCGAGCAGATAGTAAGTCAGGGTGATTGTGCGTGGTCCCCACTTATTGCTGAGCAGTTTTTGCCCAGGTGATGTGCCAATATCTACAGCTTGCGGCGTCGTTGTTGGCAGGTCTTCAATGTCTATGCCTGTAATGCCTATCCATTGCGACAGATCAACGCCATTGAACAGCACACTCATACCTTTATCAGCCAATTACAGTCGCCCCTCCATTATGATAGCTGTTTCTTGATAGCGTTTTATTGATTTTTGTTGTTGTGTTTTGAATCTTAGTCAGTGGCTCGTTAAGTGCTTTGGCTGCATCGTCAGGATTCAGCACACTTACTACCACCATCTGTTGCAGAGCTTGAGTTAACCCAGCCAAGTCGGCATGTAACGTGTCCAATTTGCTGCTAACATCGCTATTATCAGTGGTAGAAACAGGCTGTTGACCCCTATTAATCACTGTCATTGCTTGTCCTAACAATTGCCAAGCTCTAGATGCTTTAGCTGCACCTAATGGCATCACAGCTTCAGGACCATCTTCGCCGATAATAGCTGAAAGCGGTTGATTAACCATTCCACCGTTGGCTAAGAAGTTGATCTGTTCACCAGTACCAATACGATCCCATGCACCTGAATGCATATAAGCATTGATGGTTGCCATGATCTGGTCTTCACCATTCAAAATGTTAGTATGCCCTGGTACTGCATAGGCCATGAAGGTTGATGGAATGAATTGCAACAGCCCTTCAGCTGGATCGCCATTTGCCATATTCACGTCCCAAACTGTCTGTCTGATAGTTGGGTTACCACCAGATTCACGAGCAATTTCACGTACGAACGCAGCGGCTTCGTTTGCAATACCATTTGGTGGATTAGCACCCATCTGCTGCATCAGATTTTCAACAATGGGTAACCAAGCCTGTGCTTGTTTTGGTTGACCGGCAACGCCGCTTGCTTCCATTGACTTTTGAATAGTTTCCAGATGTGTCTTAAACCAGTCAGCCACATGACTAATCAGCTTATCAATCACACCACTGGCCAGATTGCTAAACATCTGAACACCACCGCTGATGCCACTAATGCTAGACTTAATTAACTTGGTAATATTTTGAATTGGTTGTGCAAGCCAGTCGCCAACTTCTTTAGCTTTATCCCAAGCGCCGCTGAAGAATTTGCCAATGCCACCAATAACGCCACCAAGATCATAATGTTCAATTCCAGCCATGTTCATGATGGCCTTTGTTTCTTTACCATTGAAAATGCGTGTTCCCTCAGGCAATAAACCAGTCGCATTACGCTTTTGGCTCATACCAACTTGACCATTAGGCAATTGATAAAGCTCTTTCCAGTCTTCTCCAGCACCATCATTGACCATGACCATGTGCAGTTTCTGAGTGACTATACCACCTTGCTCAAAATGAACAGGTGATAATTTGTGCAGAGCATCTTTTCCGGTGAATTTCTGCCAAACCCAGTTAATACCACTGATTGCGCCATTAATGACATTGATTATTGCGTTCATGCCGTCTTGTGCTGCATGTTTCATGCCATCCCACATGTCAGAAAATGCTGATTTCATGCCAGACCATGCAGCATTCCAAACACCTTTGATTGCACCAAGCACTGTCTTGATAACGTCATGGATGCCATTGAAAACATCGCTGACAATCTTCTTCATGCCATTCCATACGTCACTTAGCAGTTTCTTGACATCTGACCAGGCTTTTGACCAATTGCCAGATAACAAATCCAGGCCAACCTTGAGGATGTCAGTGATGATTTTAAGCGCTGACGAAATTGTGTCCTTTAGCACTTTCCAAGTGGCACTGAGAACAGATGAAATAATGCTCCACATGCCCTTCCAAATGGCTGGCAGTACCTTGGCATAGACTGAAAATTGTGCTTTGAAATAGCTAAACAGCACATCAACGATTGGCTTGATTGCTTTCCATGCCACTTGGATGATTTTAACTATCAGTGACCATGTTGTCTGAAACAGCTTGCCAATCATTCTTAAAATTGGTTGAATGCTCTTCCACATTGCTTGCATTCCAGAAATAACAGCTTTTAGTGCAGGCTTCAAAGCATTGCCTATCACTTTGACTATGTTGTTTACAGCATCGTGAAATGGTTTGATGTGCTTGTAGGCTTCATAAAATGCTAGCCCAGCAGCCGCAATAGCTAAAACGATCCCACCGGGACCACTCAGCAATAATTTCAAGGCACCAAATGCCTTAGTTGCTCCACCTAAACCGCCAGCACTAGACAACTTGCTCAATGCACCAAAGTCTTTAATGCTTTTCAAGGCTGTTAAACCTTTGAAAGCACCGCCAACAGCAGCAGTAAACTTGACTATTTTTGTCGTCGCCCATAAAGCCAGCAGCGTCTTAGCTAATATTTGAATTGCTGTTTTGTTCTTGGCAATATTGCCTAATGCTGTGTTTGCATTTTTAAGTGGGTCAGCAGCTTTACTTGCACCACTACCCATCAGGCCAAAGCTCTGGGCTATGCTCGAAACAATACCAGAAATTGTGTGCCAGACAGCTGAGCCAAATGTCTTAGCAATGGATAGCACTGATGAACCAATGCCAGTAATGTCACTCCGGTGTGCTGCTAAATAGCCTAATAGCTTGGTTGCTTGCTCTGCGATGTTAGCTATACCTTTGCCTAGCATTGTAGCTGCACCTTGAACTGCTGAACTGCTCATGAGACTGGCTAGCTCTGACATACCTGTGTTCTTGACACTTAACAGAGGGGCAGCCATCTTTTTCTTCAAGACGTCCCATGATGCAGACATTTGAGCTTGCGCACCCTCGGCTGTTTTCCCAAAGTCTTTGTAAATTTCGCTTGAATTTTTGCCAGTCTTAGCCAACAAATTAAGGAAGTCGGTAGACGAAACTTTACCAGCAGCAACCATCTTTGCAAATGCATCCTGAGAAACACCTGCTGCTTTGGCTAATTGAGCACCTAGGTTGGGTGCTGTTTTTTCAAGCCGTGCCAGTGCGGAAGTAGACAGCTTTGTTTGTGAAGTGACTCGGGTCAGTTGTTTAGCAAAGCCAGATAACTGGTCACCGTTCAGCCTGGCACCTGTACCAATGGCTGTAATGCCAGCTGTAACCGCTTCGGTCATCTGGGTGTTGCCGTGAGTGACGGTATCGACGGTTTTTTGCATCCCGCCAATGGTTGAAATAGCTTGCCCAGACTTGGAGGTTAGATCACTGACTTGATTGCCTAATGACTGAACGTCTTTGGCAGACTTACCCATCTGCTCCCATGTGGTGGCAGATTTCTCACCTGCTTCGTCAAGAGCTAGACCAGATTTAACTGTGTCTTTGATGGCACCTGAAAGATCAGACCAGCCATTGGTAATTGCATTGCTGACCACGCTACCTTCAACAATTTTCTTGAATAATGATGGCGTCTTTTCAGCTTGTTTGTTTGTGCCACTGATTGCTGTCTTGATTTTGTCCCAAACAGTCGGATTAGCTTTGTCCATTTCGGATTGAAGACCAGTCATTGATGACTTGGCTTTGGCTAGACTGGTTGCGGTCTCATCAACACGTGTTTTCTGCGTACGCCATGCGTCACTATCTTTGCCTGATGCAGCTGCGATCCTGTCTAATTCCTCAGATTGCTTGCTCAGTTGTTCATTAAGGTTTGAAATGGAAGACTTATAGCCTTCCATTTTGGCCTTGTTTGCTTCTTGCTGATTGCCCTCAGCCTCTAATCGAGTGACATAGGCTTGATTAGCTCTTGCAGCAGCGGTGTACTCACTCTGTAAAGCAGCCAGCCCAGACTTTTGATAGTCCATGGCCGCCTTGGCTCGCTCTTGCTGGGCTTGCATGCTGGCCAGCTGCTTGTTAGCGCCATCGATTTGTTGCTGATATTTTAGATATTGTTGAGCAACATCGGCTGTATTGCCCTTTAATTCAGCCTGTTTTGCTTTAAGAGCGTCAATCTTAGACTGCTGTGCTTCAATAGACTTACCCAAGCCGTCATATTTAACCTGCGCCGCACCTGCGGCATCACCAGCGGACTTCATTTCGGCTTCTTGGGCCTTCCATGCTGATTGAGACGACCGAACTAGACTGGTCAGGCTCTTAACCGATTCGGATGCTTTGACCAGGTCCAGGGCAATTGATGTGGACATTGTCGCATTAATCTGTTGTGCCATTTTTTATCACCCTTTCTCTTGGTATTGCTCCCACATCTTGCCCGGATCAACCGGACGGTCCTTCTCGTCGCGCGCCGACATCATATTGCACATCTCGTAATAATCTGCATCATCAAAATCTTGAATTGACCAATGGAAGTAAATTACGGCTTGCTTTTTCATTAGTAAAAAGTCTTCCCGCCGGTTTTTCAGCTGGAAGACTCGTTCTGGCGGGCTAATCCTTGTCGCTTTTGTCGGCGGCCTGTTCTTTCTTGTTGGCCATAGCGATGTCCTCATCTGACATGCCCATCATTCTTTCAAACGTGTAATTGACAGCTTCAATCGTTTGCTTGAATTCCATTTCGCCCAGTTTGTCTTGTTCCTGCTTGTTCAATCCAAGAACTGTGGTCAAGAAGTCAATGGACTGGTGCAACAGGTCCCGTTGCATCCTGATGATTTCGATTGGTTGCTTATCTGCAAGGTCATCGGATTGAGCCATGAGCAACTGCAGGTCATACATTTTTTCCATGTTCTTGTTGCTTGTCTTGACTACGTGTTCCCGATTGCTGATTTGGCTAACTTTAATTTTCATATGTGTACCGTCCTTTTGATTTTTAGTATTAAAAATGCCGGCCCAAGGACTTGCACCATTGGTGTGGCTGCTACCGGCTATTCAGTCAATGCTGAGATTGCTGTTCTTTCGTTTTGAGGTTGATAGTTATGCATTTGGTAATTATTAAATGCGTCAGAATCGGTCTCTCCGCACTAACTAAATGTTAGTGACTAGAGGTCGTGGTCGTGGTCGTGGTAGAACCAGAACCCGTGGGCAGAACATAGCCTCCGAACACCTCTTTGTACATGTTGGCTTTATCAAAATTGGCATCAAGGTCTGAATAAAGTTTATAGGCAGTGCCACCGAAAACGTCACAGGTCAAAGCCGTATAAGTTAAGGTATCGTCAGCGAATTGACTTGCATTTGTATCCGTCTGCAGATTGGCACCAGATTCACTCAGGATACCGTCACCAAACCCATAATAAACATAGTGCATTCGGTCTAATGTCTGGGTCGTAATTAGCATAGCCACATGAGCTTGGATTCCTTGGTCGGTATATCCACCTTTTTGGTCATTAATCATCCCTTTGATCTGTTGCTTAATTGCAAAATTCAGATCATTGATGTCGAGAGCCACAGACGGTTCAGCCTGAGGAATATCGACAGCTTGAACTCGGTTAAACCCATACTTCTTGACAGGCGTACCAGACAGACCAGTAATGTTCGCTGTTTTGCCCCCGAGGTCCGCACGACCAACCACATACAGGCCATCTGTGCCTAATCCTTTACCTGTGCCAGTAATCAATTTTTGGTCTTGGTCAACCAGGCCAAAAGCAATACCATATAAACCTACAGTCGCCATTAAAACGTCTCCTTTAATATCTTTGTTCTGCTGAAATAAAATGTGTTGCACAATTGTGCTGTTTCTGGGTCTGATGCTCTTTGTCTTACTGCTGCTACCTGCCAATGTTGATGTGTAAAGGCCTTCATCATGCTGACTTCAATGTCTTCTGGGTCTGAATCAAGCTCCTGTGAATACCAAATCTGTATCTCCACCGCGTGATTTAATGCCCAAAAGTCGTTATTACCAAAACTTGATGGATCATTGGCAGAATCAGTGACTAACACGACTGTTTTATCTGTGCTGTCTATCGCTTCTTGAGGCAAATTGTTACCATAAATTGCATCAACACCAGCAATACTGGCTTGGCTAAGCAACTCAACAGCATCATCTACTGCACTCAATGACCATCACCGCCATTCAACTTGGCGATAATCTTGTTGTATTCAGCTTGTTCAGCCGCAAACACATCGTTTTTAGCATCGTCTCTGGCATTGTCCACGAAATGGTCACCACGTAGCTTTTTAGTGCCATCGTTCAGAAAACGTGCCACAAATGCTTTATTGCCAAACCCTGCAACAGACTTGCCATTGTGCTCTTTATCAATGTCACCAGTGGAAGAACTAATGTCATCAGACAAATGCCCGTAAGCACCACCATCACCTTTTGTGTCCGGATGTTTAGCCTTGGTGGCTTCAGTGAGCTTAGTGGCTAATACATCGGCGCCAGCTTTTGTTATTTTTTCTTGGTCTTTAATGCTCAGCTGTGCAGCCTTACTCACCTGTTTAAGCCATTGGACAAGTGCTTCGCTCATGTCCATCGCTATGCCCCCTTTGTTATTTTAACAAGGGCCAAGTAATCGTATCTTATGGCATTATTGCTGTCGTCTGGGCTGACATCTGCCACGTTATAAACAACACCATCAATTCTGGCTTGTTGCTGTGCTATGTTCCTGTCATCGTGCCTAACAATTATCGTGATTGAGTTATCAAGTCTGGTTCCAATTAGTGTATATTGCTGGGTGAGCGTCCGTTTCTGCTGCTTGAAATGAAGTGTGTAAGCGGGAACAAAGACTGAAACATTCAAACCGGCTTTCGTGCGATGTGATTGTGGACTACCAAGCTCAACAGTCTTGCTGAAGTCACTCGGAATAAAACTAACTGCCACGACTATCACCGCTATCTGTGCTTGGTGGATTGGCCTGAAGATGAGTCAACATCATCAAAAGTCCGTTGGGCATACCATTTGACAGTGTCCGATCATAATACATGGCTGTTGCAAGCGTTTTAATGGCTGGAATGGTCAATGAATCATCAGGGCTGACGTCAGCTGACCGTGAAACCACTTCTTTGGCTGTAATAACAAGCGATTGCACAGTGGGCAGTTCCGATTGGTCAAGATTCAGCTCAGCCATCAGGTCATTAGCAATCTGGCTTATGTCTATATCTGTCGAATCTGCCATCTCATCCTCCAATCTGCAATGCCGCCGGCGCAGGCCTATTGTTTACTTTCTTTTGGCGACTGTTGCTTAATTTCTGCTTACTACTTGCCAGTGGTGGTTGTCGAAGTAGTCGAAGTGGTGGATGCTACAGGCTTGAATGTCACAAACTTCCCGGCTTGACTATCAGCCACTTTGTAATCAGAGCGAATAGCCGCCAACAGCACTTGTTCAAACTGTTCGTTTCGAGCCCAACTCAGATTTACATTGCCACGAATTGCCTCTAAGACAAAGGCAGATAAGTCACCAACGAATGCCTTTTGGTCACCTTGTGCACCCAGAACATCGTCAGAAACAACCAAGCAAGTGGCACCAAGGAATTGCTTACCCGTCGGTGCTGAAATGGAATCCTCAAGCAAGTAACGACCATTTGCATCCTTGGCTTTGTCCAGAGCGGCGAACATAGATTCGCTCATTACCCACATACGGTTTGAATAATTAGACAAGCCAATGTTGTAACTGTCTTTCAAGTCATCAATGGACGTAGCAGCTACTGGAGTAGCTTGTTGCAGCACGGCCCCAATCTGATGCTGTTCAGTGCTAGAAACGATATTATTAACATATGTGGTCAGAAGACCAACAATGTTCGGAAAATCTTGAGTCATTTCAAGAGAAATAGGAAGTTGACCACGCCGAGTAACGACATCGTAAGAAACAGGCGTAATCGTTGCATTACCAATCTGCGGGTTTTCTGCCAATTCTGCCGCTGTTACCAGCTGTGCATTAACCTTTGACATAACCGGCAATTTGCCAGTGGGCGCACTGACTTCAACTCGATTAACATATCCAGACA